AGATGAAAATGGAAGAACAGGATCTTAAGATCGCCTTAGCACTGGGTGATCAGGAGATGGAAGAGCGCATCGAAGCGGCCCGACTTTCTCGGGATGCGGCTCGACTGAAGTTGGATCAAGACAAAGCCGCCCAAGACCTTATGAAAGGAATGTGAGATGAGTGAACACGAGCAGAAAAGCGAAATGGTTCGCCAGCACAAGCGGATCGCCATGGGCGTGAAACTTGACGGCCAATCCCCGCAACCCAAGGGCGAGAAGTCCGAACCCAAGAAAGGAGCGCTTGCACAACTCGAGAAAAAGCCTAAGTGAAAACCCTATCGGACTTTATTGGTACCGTCAAAACGAGAAAGGCAGAGATAGCAACCTCTCTTGCAGAGGGTCATGCATCTAATTTTGAGGCGTACCAGCGAATGGTCGGACAGTATCAGGGGCTTGACGAAAGCCTAGATATTCTCAACAACTTGATGAAGGAAGAAAATGAAGATGAATGAACCGGTAGCTTCTGGCGAAGCTGAATTGGCTTGGGCATTTCCGAGCGTGGACCCCGGTGCGAAGCCTCTGGGAGGCAGAATCTTGGTTCAGTTACGGCGAACCAAAAAGAGGACAACCAGCGCGGGAATCATTTTGGTTGAAGAAACCAAAGAAACCGAAAAGTGGAACAACATGGTGGCCAAGGTCGTTGCAATTGGACCTCTGGCGTTTAAACACCGTGACACGATGCAGGCATGGCCTGAGGGTTCGTGGTGCGAAATAGGTGACTATTTGCGTGTTCCTAAGTATGGCGGTGATCGATGGGAAGTGCCGGTGCCGGGTCAAGATGAAGAAGACTCAGCCCTGTTCATGATCCTTAACGACCACGAAGTCATTGCAAAAGTTACTGGTGATCCATTAGCGATGAGGGCCTTCCTATGAGCGAGAAAGAAGAAGAAATTCAAGTCCGAGAGGAGCAAGACGGCTCCGTCACGGCAGAGCTGCCCGAAGGCGTTGAGAATCCTCAAGTTGAGGAAGATGACAGCCAAGAGGAGCAGGAAACCCAAGTTGAGGCGCATTCAGACGACGACGACACAGATCGACCCGATGACACTGAGGCGATCCGCGAGGCTCGCAGAGCACGCCGCAGAGCCAAAAAGGACATGATCCGCAAGACCAATCAGGAAAAAGATCAACGTCTGGTGTTCCTGCAGCAACAAAACGAAGACCTGATGCAACGCCTGTCGGTGGTTGAGCGCAAGACCCATAGCTCAGACATTGCACGGGTTGACTCGGCTTTGGATAACGAGCAGGCAAGAATGCAGTACGCCCTGACCAAGATCAAACAGGCAACCGAGGCAGGTGACGGTGACGCCATGATCAAGGCGCAGGACATGCTCTATGAAGCCCGTAAGCGTGTTGAGGCAATACAAACCCTCAAAAAACGTATGACGGATACGGCAACGCAACAAAACAATCCAATTAACCCAAAGGTTCAGGCGCACGCCAAAGAGTGGATGAGCAGGAACTCTTGGTACGACCCCGCTAAAAATGATGAAGACACCGCCATTGCCAAACTGGTTGACGAGCGTCTTACAGAAGAGGGGTATAACCCGGCATCACCCGATTATTGGGATGAATTGGATGAACGCTTGCAAAAGCGGCTACCGCACTTATACAATCGGACAAGACGAGAAACATCCGGAAGGAGGCCAAAGAGTTTTGTAACCAGTTCGGAAAGGGAGACCGGGGGTGCTAGCGGTAGAAACACCTTCACGTTAAGCCCTGAACAAGTCCGTGCGATGAAAGATGCGGGATTCTGGGATGACCCAGACAAACGCAACAAAATGATCAAACGGTACGCAACTGAAGCAAGAAACTCTAGGAGCTAATAATGGATTCTCGATTAAAAAAATCTCTTTCTGCTGGTGGGCGTGACAATCGGTCTTCGCAAGACCGTGAACGAGCACCAGTAGAAGATAAGTTCATTTCAACGCAGGAACGTCGAAAGATGTGGAGCGATGAGTGGACACAAAGTGCGCTGCCAAAGCTACCGGAATTACCCGGTTGGCACCTTTGCTGGCTTTCAACCACCAACAGTTACGACAGTATTGATAAGAGGATTCGTCTTGGGTACGTTCCGGTGAAAGCCGATGAGTTTCCTGGGTTCGATAACTACCGCGTCAAAGCTGGCGAACATATTGGATTTGTCGCTTGTAATGAAATGTTGTTGCATAAGATCCCTACTGAGTTGTATCAGGACATCATGCAACAGATGCACCACGATCTTCCTAACGAAGAGTCCGAAAAGATCCGGATTCAAGTTGAGAACCTTCAGGGTGCTCGAGACAGTTCAGGCAAGAGTTTGACGCAGGTTGAGGGCGAAGGATTTGGCGATTTGGACCGAAATGTCAAAGTCCCCGTTTTCGAGGGCTAAGACCAACTTTTTAAGGAGTATTTGCTATGTCAGCAACCAATGCTCCGTTCGGCCTGCGTCCTGCGTTCCACCCCTCTGGTCTGGATCGCGCTCAGGCGCTTGCTAACGGAATTGAAGCTGTTTCCACAAGTGGAAACGTATCGGCAGGTTATGCCACCACCATTTTGAAGGGGCAACCCATCAAGATGAACACCGCCGGTTACATTGAGGTCGTCTCAGGTGGTGGTGCCTTCTTGGGCGCTTTTGCCGGTGTTGAGTGGACCGATGCGACCGGTCGTCGTCGTGTTTCTAACTACTGGCCTGCCAATGAGTCGTTCCAGGTAGGCTCCGTTGTCGCTTATTTTTATAGCGATCCTCAAATCGTGTACGAAATCCAAGCCGCTGGAAGTCTTACTCAAGCCGCCGTTGGCGACGAGTTTGATATCTCCAACGAATCCGCTGGCTCTACGACCACCGGTCTTTCGCAGGCGACATTAAGTATTACCCCCGCTGGCGGCGGTAACCTCGCTCAAATGCGGGTTATCGACATTGCTCCCTACCCGGACAATGCTTGGGGTGATGCTTATGTCATCGTTCGTGCTCAAATCGCCGAATACCAGTTCGCTGGTGCCGCCGGCACAGCCGTGTAAGGAGGGCATAAAAAATGGCAGCCCCGATGCGCAGTACCGACTTTAGAAGTATTGTTGAACCAATCCTCAACGAATGCTTCGATGGAGTCTATGATCAGCGTACCGATGAATGGTCACGAGTTTTCCGTGAGCAAGAAGGTATTCCCCGCAACTATCACGAAGAGCCAGTCCTTTATGGATTCGGTGCCGCACCTCAACTGCCTGACGGAACCCCGGTTTCGTATCAGCAGGGTGGTGTGCTCTTCCTCAAGCGCTATGTCTACAATGTGTATGGCCTCGCCTTCGCATTGACTAAAGTGCTTGTTGAAGACGGCGACCATATCCGTATCGGTCAGGTTTATGCTCGACACCTTGCCCAGTCACTGATTGAGACAAAAGAAACGCTTGGGGCTAACATCCTCAACCGCGCCTTTAACTCAGCGTTCCCCGGTGGCGATGGCGTGTCGTTGAACTCAGCCTCTCACCCCATTGTTAACGGTACCTTCAGCAACCTGCTGACGACTGCCGCTAACCTGTCGCAGACCTCGCTTGAGCAGATGCTCATCCAGATCCGACAGTCCGTGGACAACAACGGCAAGAAGATTCGCTTGGTTCCCCGTCAATTGATCGTGGCACCCGGCAACGTCTTCCAGGCTGAGGTTCTGCTAAAGTCCGTTCTCCGTGCTGGCAACGCTAACAACGACATCAACCCCATTAAGTCAATTGGCTTGCTGGACGAGGGTGCCGCGGTTATGTCTCGTCTTACTTCTGCCACCGCATTCTGGGTGCAGACCGACGCTCCTGAGGGCATGAAGCTCATGATGCGCCGTCGTCTGGAGAAGACCATGGAAGGCGATTTCGAGACAGACTCAATGCGTTACAAGGCTACCGAGCGATACGACTTCGGGTTTACCGATCCTCGTGCCGTTTACGGTACCCCCGGCGTTTAATAAAGGAGAGAAACCATGTCCCTGACTAACTTCCCCAACGGGATTACTAGCTTCGGGGTGCCGGTTCTTGGAACTATCGGCGGCTTGCCGTTCACGGGTGACTACTACTTTGTAAATCCCGTGAATGGTGCCGACGGTAATGAGGGCAGCGTTGAGTTGCCCCTCAAGACCCTTTATGGCGCTCTTGCTAAATGCACGGCAGGCAATAATGATGTCGTGGTTCTTATTGGTAATGGAGCGGCTTCTGGCTCGGCTCGTCTTTCGACGGCTCTGGCTCAAGAAATCGATTCTACGGCCACAACCGGCACACTAAACTGGAACAAAGACGCTACGCACCTCATCGGTGTTTGCGCCCCCACAGCAGTTGCCCAACGTGCTCGTATTGCTCCTCCTTCGGGTACCTACACCGCCGCTACTTTTAACGCGACGAGCTTCATCAACGTAACTGCTTCGGGTTGCTACTTTGCGAACGTTTCTGTGTTCTGTGGCTTCTCAACTGGTAACGCCAGTATGATTGCTTGGACCGATAGCGGCTCGCGTAACGCCTACTCCAACGTCAATATTTACGGTATGGCTGACGCCGCCTCTGCAGGTGGTGCCAATGCCCGTACCCTAAAACTTAATGGCGGCGGTGAGCACACGTTCATTAACTGCACCTTGGGTGGCGATACGGTCGCTCGAAGTGCCGCGAATGCAACGGTTGAGCTTGCTGGTGGCACGGCTCGTAACTCGTTTGTGGACTGCATTTTCCCGTTCCAAACGTCTGCGGGTACGCCTCTGGGCGTGTTGGCTTCGGCGGCTTCTGCGATTGACCGTTGGACCCTCTTCAAGGGGTGCTCCTTCATCAATAACGTTGCCTCGACCTCCACCACGATGTCTGCTCTTGCCACGCTTCCTGCTTCGGCAGGCGGTATGTTGATGATCCAAAATTCAGCAACGGTCGGAATCACCGAGTTTGGTAGCGATGCCAACTCTCTGGCTCAGATCTACGTTGATATGGCGGCTCCGTCAGCATCTGCGGGTGGTATTGCAGTCAACCCTAGCTAAATAGGAGGCTTCCATGCCCGGATTTAAACCCATGGTCAAAATGATGACCACCGAGCCTTCAGTCGAACTGAAGCTCAAAAAGGGCGGGAAAGTCGAGAAGAAGATGCAACAAGGGGGTCCAGCAATGGACTCCATGTCTGCACAAGACTCTCTTCCTATGTCAGCCCGTGAAGGGATGATGCCTGCCCGTGGTGGAATGATGCCTGCTAAGCGCCCGATGCGCCCATCTCTGATGGCTCGTCGGCGTGCCATGCGTGGTATGCCTACTGGTGCCGGTCCTGCCGCTCCGGTGGGTGATGCCGCTCGTATGGCTGAGGCAACCGCTCCTGCAATGATGCCCGAGAAGCAAATGCCCATGATGAAAAAGGGCGGCAAGATGTCCAAGCTCAACAAAGAGATTCGTAATGAATCTGAAGAGATTGGTCGCGTCAAAGCCAAACTGATGAAGCATGAAGACAAAGCCGCATCTAAGGCCCACAAAGGCCTAAAGACCGGCGGTGTTGTCATGGGTCAAGGCGGTTACAAGAAGGGCGGCGAAGTCAAGATGGCCAAAGGCGGAAGCTCCTACGAGGAGTATTCGGACCGCGGCAATGTCATCAAGACCAAGTCCAACAAAACGACTGAGATGAACACTGCTCATCCCGACAACTCCCCGGCTAAAACCGGTGGTGTGAAGATGGGTAACGCCGGTGGTTACAAGACCGGTGGTGTCGTCAAAGGTCAGGGTGGTTACAAGGACGGCGGTGGTGTAAAAAAGCCAAAGGCTACGGGAAATGTTGATGATAGCGGCGCTCCCGTAGCCATGCCGCAGGGCAGAAAGCCTGCACCCTCTCCGGTTTATGTCAGGCAACTGGCAGGAACCTACAAGAAGGGTGGCAAGGTTACGCCTGCTGAAGGTCGCCTGCAGAAGATGTTCAAGAAGGAAAACGCTCCCGCGATGAAGGCTGCCAAAGCCGATAGCAACGAGAAGTACGCAAAGGGTGGGGCGTTAATGACTCCTAAAATCGGATCGGTAACTGAGACTGAAAAGTCTGTGACAGTCACCCCAGCAAAACGTGGCGGGGCAATGCGCCGTCCTTGCTAAATAGGGTGGGGGCTTCGGCCCCTACTTTCTTTGGAGATTTTTTATGACGACCACACTTTCATCGATTACGCGAGAAGGGCGAACGGAGCCGTTTGAGCTTCAAGTTGCGCGGAATCAAATTCAGGGTCACAAAACAGTATTTAAGTTTGGTAATAACTCCGACATCAATGGCTCAATTGAGACCATTTGGAGCGAGGGTGGTCTCTACGCTTATCCTGCTGCGGCGATCGTCATGAAGGTCTCCAGTTCTGACGCCAATGATGACGCGGCAGGCACAGGTGCTCGCACGGTTGTCGTGTCTGGGCTTGATGAGAATTACGACGAGGTCAGCGAGACGGTGGAGCTTGACGGCCAAACCGAGGTTCTGACGACCACCACGTTTATTCGTGTATTCCGCGCTTTTGTGGCCACTGCAGGATCGGGTGGTACCGCGGCAGGCACGATCTATGTTGGAACCGGCACGGTAACCTCAGGCGTGCCGACAACTGTTTATGCGGCCATTCCTACTGGCGAGAATCAAACCCAGATGGCGTTATGGACCGTTCCAGCCGGTTACACGCTTTACATTACTGGCGGTACGTTTTCAGCGGCATCCAATAACGTTTCTCAGTATGTCTTAGGAAAATTTCTCTTCAGGCCTTTTGGTGGTGTATTCAGAAACACCGCAGACCTTACGGTGAATTCCAATGTTTTCCGCTACGATTGGGAGATACCCCTAGCGATCCCAGAGAAGTCGGACATTGAAGCGCGTGCCATAGCTCTTTCTGGAACAAATTTCTTCGTCACGGCTTCGTTTGAAGGGATGTACATCAAAAACAATGGTGGCGTTTAGGCATGGCAAAGGGTGGCGTGAGTCTTGCCATTGGTCGAGGCGAGAAGTTACCTGCCTCTCAGGGTGCTGGACTGACCTCTAAAGGTCGAGCCAAGTACAACCGAGAGACGGGATCGGATCTTAAAGCTCCGCAACCTCAGGGTGGCAAGCGAAGGGATTCGTTCTGCGCTCGCATGGGTCCTGTCGCTGAGAAAAGCGAGAAAGGAAGCCGCGCCCGAGCATCAATGAAACGTTGGAACTGTCCGGGGTGGTAAATGGCAACTTCAGGAACCTACGGCACGACCGTAATTAACGTCCAAGAGTTTATTGATAAGGGCGCTCGCAGAGCAGGTAAGCTGGCCGAGGAACTGACCTCTGAGCAGGTCGCAACCGCTCGATCCTCGCTTCACATCCTCTTATCGACGCTGATCAATATCGGCATTCAGTACTTTGCGATCGACAAGAAGGTCTTCGGTCTTAAAGAGAACCAGTACATCTACACACTACCGGCAGGGTCCAATGACGTTCTGCAGGCACTTTATCGGCGCATGAACCGCCCAACGGGTGACTACGCTACATCAGCAGGCGGTAACGTGGCCAATGCCTTTGACGGCGACATTGATACGGTCTGCACCCAGACATCGACGAACGGTAATATCTCAGTCAATTACGGCACGAACAACCCTATCTACATTGGATCAATCGGCATTCTGCCTGCGGTAAGCGGCAACAACACGGTGGTCTACGAGTACAGTTATGACGGCTCGACATGGCAGACGCTTTACAGTCCAGGCGCAGAAGTCTGGGTGGATAACGAGTGGATCTGGCATGACATCGACCCCGGCGTAACGGCGCAGTATTACCGTATCCGAGCCACAGGCGGCACTACGCTTTCCTTGCGTGAGCTTTTCTTTGGCAACAACTCCACCGAAATCACTATGGCGAGGCTCAACCGTGACGACTACACGAACCTGCCGAACAAGAACTTTACTGCCAATCAACCGTTTCAGTACTGGTTTGATCGCACAATTCCGCAACCTTCCATGTACTTATGGCCGGTACCGTCTGATACGTTCGTACAGATGACGGTCTGGTACTCACGGCAGATCGAGGATGTCGGGGCGTTAACGAACGAGATTGCGGTGCCTGGTCGCTGGTACGAAGCCGTCTTGATGATGCTTTCTCACCGAATGGCTTTGGAGTTGCCCGGCGTGGATGTTACGAGGATTCAGTACCTCGAGCAACAGGCCGAAAAGTACCTGCATCAAGCCGAGCAGGAAGAGCGCGACAAGTCGCCCATCTACTTTGCGCCGAACATTGGCGTGTACACAAGATAATGCCGATCTTTCTTAATACCACCGGGATGTCATCGCTCTCGATTGCGATTTGTGATCGGTGCAAGATGAAGCGTGCCTACTCGGTGATGAGGAACGACCCCAACTTTCCGGGGCTAAGAGTCTGCAACCAAGGGTGCGCGGATCAGTTTGATCCCTATCGTTTACCCGCAAGAAAGACGGAAAAGATAACGATTCGGTTTCCTCGACCTGACTTGAGTATTGCGGTGGATGACAATAACTTAATCACGACGGGAGATAATGAATTTGTGATCTCCACCCAGCAAAATAATGACAATCCCAGCGACAACGGGAACCTTGATGGCATTGAGGTCTAAATGGCAAACGTAACGATTACCCAACTACCGCAAGCAGGCGCAATTACCGGTCAGGAACTGGTCCCCATTGTTCAGAACGGGCAGACTGTTCAGACCACGACTGCGGCCATCTCTGCGTCGCCCTCGCAGAATCAGACGTTTATTACCGTTAATCAAGAACCAACGCTGCCGAACTCGCGCTCTCTGTCCGGTTCAACTGGTGTTGGTCTAGTGGACGGTGGTGCTCAGAGCAACATTGAAATTACGTTAAATGGCGTCTCAGGCAGTCTAGAGGCGTCTAACTCAGGGTTGATTGCCAAGACGGGCGGTAGCGTCACAGGCAGGCAAATAGTGGCTGGCACGGCAGGTGTGCAGATCACCAACGGCGACGGCGTATCTGGCAATCCTTCGATCAGCCTTACCGGACCGGTTGGAGCGCTTGCTGGTCTAAGTGGCGTTGGCATCCTCGGACTAAACGGAAGCACAGTTACGGGTCTTACGTTGGTTGGCACGGCCAATCAGATTGATGTGGCTAACGGCACCGGACCAAGCAACCCCACCATTTCGATTGCAAGCAATCCAACGCTACCCGGCACAGGCGCAGTTTTAATGCCCGGTGGTACAACGGCAGAGCGACCTGGAGGCACGGCAGGGCAGGTGCGTTTTAACTCAGACTCAGGCTTTATGGAGTACTACACCGGGTCAATGTGGGCAAACCTTTCTGCAGGCGCATCCATTGCGAACAACATCGGCGGTGGACTTGCCAACCAAATTCTCGTCCAAAACGGACCAAGCTCAACGACATTTATTTCTGCGCCTACGGTAGCCAATACCTTTTTAGAATGGTCTGGAAGTGCATTTCAGTGGTCAGCCAATCCTCTTGGAACGGTCACCTCAATTGATGTGTCAGGCGGTACAACCGGTTTAACGTACTCCGGTGGTCCAATCACAAGCGCCGGCACGATCACGATGGCTGGAACCCTAATTACGACCAACGGCGGAACGGGACTTTCAAGCTATACCGCAGGTGACATCACCTACTACGCCACAGGTACAGCGTTTACTAAACTTGCCATCGGTGCGTCAACTTTTATTTTGACATCCACCGGTACGGCTCCTCAGTGGAGCGATCCTGCAGGTATTTCGGTCAACACCGCAACCAATGTTGCAGGTGGTGGTGCGAATCAGATTGTGTTTAACACCGCCTCGGGAACAACCTCATTCATCACGGCACCTACGGTTGCAAGCACCTACCTTGAGTGGTCAGGAAGCGCTTTCCAATGGTCATCCAACCCACTGGGTACAGTGACCTCTGTTGATGTTTCTGGAGGCACGACGGGGCTTACGACAAGCGGTGGACCCATCACGACATCGGGGACCATTACGCTTGCCGGGACCCTTGCGGTAGCCAATGGTGGTACAGGTCAGACCTCGTACACGGACGGCGAGTTGCTAATTGGGAACTCCACCGGTAACACACTCACCAAAGCCACGTTGACTGCAGACACCGGGATATCAATTACCAATGGAACCGGCTCGATCACTATTGCGGCAACCAACAATGGCACGGTAACCTCGGTAGACGCCTCAGGTGGTACAACGGGGCTGAGCTTCTCGGGCGGTCCTATTACGACCTCAGGAACACTGACGCTTGCAGGAACGTTAATTACATCCAATGGCGGCACCGGGTTAACGAGTTATACGGCAGGTGATCTTTTGTACTACGCCACAGGCACCGCACTCTCTGCGCTTGGACTGGGTACTCAGGGACAAGTCTTAAAAGCCGGAGCCTCTGCACCTGAGTGGGGTGCAGTTGACGGCGGAACATTTACTTAGGAGATTTAAAATGGCGGCTTCAGGCGCAACCCCAATCATTCTTTATCACTCAACGACTGGTGCCGCGGTACCGAGTAACGCAAATCTTGCACCCGGTGAGTTAGCGGTCAACATCGCTGACATGAAACTCTACTGCGAGAACGACTCGGGCGTAGTTACATTGCTTGCCTCTGCGGCTGGATCTGCAGGCGATGTGGTTGGACCGGGATCCGCAACAGACAATGCGATTGTTGCCTTT